TGTCGAGGAGCTCACGCGCTTTCCCGGCGCCGCGCACGATGACCAGGTAGATGCCTGTTCACAGGCGCTGGAGTACCTCAATCGAAAGCTGGGAGCAGTGTATGAGTACTACCGCGAGTTAGCGCAAAAACGGGAATCAGGTTAAACATTTTCGGAGTCACGGAGAAAACCACGAAGGAGACGAACGGCACGAAGGAAGTTAGGACGAAAGGTTCATGATGTTGCGTGCCCATTGGTTAATATTTCGGTTTTTCTCCGATGCGCGACGCGCAGAGCACCAGGCCCGGAGGGCCGAAATGAGAAAGCCCAGCGGCTTCAGCCCTGGGTCGGTGTTTCAAAAACAATGTTAGCCCCAGAGGGGCGGCATTCGTTCACGCAATTGGGCGTGGGCAGGTGCCGTCCCTCCGGGACTTGCGATCTGATTTACACGCCAACCCAGCATTTCAATGCCGAAAACCGGGCATTTCATGCTGGGCTTTCACATTTGGCGCCTCCGGCGCGGGAGGGGCGATCATCATTCCAAGATGGGATTGGGGCAATGGCGGGGCATATGCCGTCCCTCCGGGACTTGGGAGCTGATTTATTGCGGCAACCCAGCATTTCAATGCCGAAAACCGGGCATTTCATGCTGGGCTTTCACGTTTGGCGCCTCCGGCGCGGCTGGCCCGGGAGGCCGCTGGGCTTTCTTTATTTCGGCCCTGCGGGCTTGGGCATGGTCGCGGATTCCAGCCCTCTCAGAAATCTCAGGAGCATTCATGAATCGAATCATCTGCATCGGCCTGGTGGCAACGGCTGTCGCGCTTTTTGCTATCGCGCAATCCACGAACATTCCGCCTGACATCGACAAGAGCGGTCGAACGATCACGCCGCGTCCGCAGCCTCATTTGATCTACTCGCCGGCGGACCTGGCGCATAACGCGGTTACGCTTCCTGCTTCGGGAACAACCAGCGCGAGCGCGGTTGTGAACATGAGCGCGGTTACGAAGTCGACGCTGTTCGTGAACTGCACGCAGATCGCGAACGTGCAGGTGAATACGTACAAGGAAGACGGCGTGACAATTGACGGAACTTACATGTTGGTGACGAACCTTCCGGTTGGAGCGCAGCAGATCTATATCGCTTCGGAACTCGCGCCGAACACCACTGGAGGGACGTTGAGTGTCTCAGTCCGTCTGCCGCAGCGGGCTTTTAGTTTTCAGGAAGTAAACACCACGGCTTCGGCGGGGAGTTGCACGGACCGGTTTGTGGTCGGATATTGAGCCCGATTGCACGGGAAAAAGCGATTGAACACGGAGGACACGGAGGGCACAGAGGAATGTGGGAGTGTTCGTTTCGACAATGCGATCGACGATGCGAACAGTGATCGAGATTGCCTGCCTTCGAAACAGCAAGCCCCTCCGCGACCTCAGTGTCCTCCGTGTTCAAAGCTTTTAGTCTTCTCAGCAACCAAGCAGCGGACCGGTTTGTGGTGGGATATTGAGTCCGATTGCATGTGGGAAATAAAGGCGATTTGAACACGGAGGACACGGAGGTATGTTTGGGAGTGTCGTTTTGACAATGCGAACGACGATGCGAAGAATGATCGAGATTACCCGTCTTCGAGACAGCAACCCTCCGCGACCTCAGTGTCCTCCGTGTTCAAAGCTTTAGCCTTCCCCAGCAACCAATAGCGAGATGAAAAAAATGACGGAACGAATTCGTGGCGGCAATGCAAAGCCTCTCGATCCGGGATTGCTCGAGCGCATTGGACAAAGGATGAGAGCGAGTTTTGACGCCTGGTTCGGGCCGCTGAGCCCTCTGCCGCAGGTTGCGCCTGCGGAGACGCCGCCTCGGCGCTTTGATTATCCCTCCGGTGTGAACCTGATGGCCCTGCCGCGTGGGTATGAAGCGGTCAGCTTTCAGCAGATGCGCGACCTGGCCGATTCGTTTGATCTGGTGCGGATCGCGATTGAGACGCGGAAGGACCAGGTGAGCAAGATACCCTGGTCGTTTCGGGAAACGACGCAGCATGGTTCGCCGGGCGGGAGCGCCCGGCGCTCCCTTTCGAAAATTGACGAGCTTACGGAATTCTTTCGTTGTCCTGATGGTGAGCATGAGTTCTCGGATTGGTTGCGGATGATCATCGAGGACTTGCTGGTGATCGATGCAGTCACGTTGGCTGCGACTGTCGATGAGCGTGGGAGTGTCTGGTCTGCCGGGAAGAAGGTTCGGCGGCTTGAGGTAATCGATGGAGCGACGATCAAGCGTGTGATCGACGAAATGGGACGCACGCCTGCTCCCCCGGAGATTGCCTATCAGCAGATTCTCAAAGGCGTTCCGGCGATCGACTTTACTGCCGTCGAGCTGGTGTATCGTCCGCGCAACCTGCGGGCTCACAAGTTTTATGGTTACTCGCCGGTGGAGCAGATCATTGTCACCATCAATCTGGCGCTGCGACGGCAGATGTCTACGCTGGCCTACTTCACCGAAGGCAACGTGCCGGAGGCGATCTGCCAGTCACCACAGACGTGGAACACCGACAACATTAAGGAATTCCAGACTTGGTTTGATGGTGAGCTCGCCGGCAACATAGCCAAGCGGCGCAGGGTGATCTTCATTCCCAATTCGGGCGACAAGGACGCGATCCAGTTCACCAAAGAGCCTCCGCTCGCGGGCGATCTCGATGAATGGCTGGCGCGCGTCGTCTGCTGGGCCTTCTCCATCTCGCCGCAGGCGCTGATCAAGCAGATGAATCGCGCTACTGCTGAGACAGCGAAAGAGCAGTCCGATGAAGACGGCATCACGCCGCTGCTGAACTGGCTGGCCTCGCTGATCAATGGACTCGTTCGTAAGTACTTCGGCTATGACCACGTCGAATTCGCCTGGGGCGAGCGCAAGGACGAGAACAAGCTCGAGCAGGCACAGATCAACCAGATCTACGTCCAGTCGGGGATTCTGACGGTGGATGAGGTGAGAGAGTCGTTGGGAAGGCAGGCTATCGGCGTTCGGCAGTCGGCTGTCGGCTAAACACAACTGCAACTGCCAAACAGGACAGGGATCGCGCGGATGTTACGGATCACACCGATTGAGGAAGAGATTTGCTTGCGCTGCTTTCTGGTTAGTCCGTGCGATCCGTGTCCCGTTGTGAACTGTGCGGATGCGTAAGAAAACCCATGAGGAAAATCCAACTCTTTGCTGCGCTCACGAAAGTTGACGAAGCCAGGCGCGAAGTTTGGGGACTGGCTACGGCTGAGGTTGTTGACAAGGAAGGCGAGATCTTCGATTACGCTTCGTCGAAGCCTTACTTCGAAGAATGGTCACGCGGGATCTCGGATGCCACTTTGGGACGCAGCCTGGGGAACGTGCGGGAGATGCATCAGTCGAGTGCCGTGGGCAAGCTGGTCGATCTGCAATTTGACGACCAGCGGAAGACCATCGCGGTGGGCGCGAAGATCGTCGATGATCCGGCGTGGCAGAAATGCCTGGAAGGCGTCTATACCGGCTTTTCCATCGGTGGACGCTATGTGAGCCTCTGGCCTGACGGCGAGTTCTTGCGCTTTACTGCGCAGCCGGTGGAGATCAGCGTAGTCGACAATCCCGCGGTGCCGAATGCGCACTTCACGGCGATCAAGGCGGATGGGAGTTTGGAAGTAAAGAGCTTCGAGGCTGCGCAGCTCCGAAGCTTCGAAGCTAAATCAGAAGAGGAGCAAGGAATGAAACCAGAGCAAGAAGAAAAACTCGACAAGGCGATTACGCAATCGAATCATTCGCTCGAGAAGGTTGTCGATATCGATCGCAAATTGGAATCGCTGGAAGCCGGATTGAAGGAGCTGGCAGACGCATTCCGCAAATTTAGCGAAGGCTTTGCCAAGAGCCTTACAGCGCCAGAGAAGCGTATCGCGCGCACCAGCGTCACAGTTTCAAAAGAGGACGATGGCAAAAACCCGCCCGGAGGCGGCCGGATCCACATTGCGCGTGAAGGCCGGCAGGCCGACGCTGATCCTGGCTTCATCGAAGCCATGAAGACAGCGCACGCGAATCCGGTGGTCGGGGCGTAGAAGCGGCTTTCGGCAATCGGCTGTCGGCTTTCGGCCAGTAAACATTCTGGTGTTCGCGGAAGTGCCGGAATGTTTGTTGGCCGAACGCTGAATGCCGAATGTCGAGCGCCAACTGGTAAACATTCTGGTGTTCGCGGAAGTGCCGGAATGTTTGTTGGCCGAACGCTGAATGCCGAATGCCGAGCGCCAACTGGTAAACATTCTGGTGTTCGCGGAAGTGCCGGAATGTTTGTTGGCTGAACGCTGAATGCCGAATGCCGAGCGCCAACTGTCAACTGTCATCAGCAACACGCGGTCAACCTGCCCGCAGTCTCTTTCCACACATTTCAGCAAAGGACTAAAACCCATGTTCAACGGAGAAGTCACGCAGCGCACGCTCGAGCTCCTGAAGGGGATCGACCTTGCCAAAGCGACCTTCCAGACCTCTACCGGTCTGGTGAACTACGACCTGACGGGGCCGGCGAAGAAGCTGTATCCGGTCTTGTCGCCGCTGCGCAATGCGCTGCCGCGCGTGATGGGCAACGGCGACACCGCGACGCGCTGGAAGGCGATCACGGCGGTCAACACAAACAATCTGTCTCCGGGAGTTTCGGAGGGCAAGCGCGGCGGACGCATCAGCATTACTGAGCAGGACTACACGTCGGCGTATGCCGGACTTGGCCTCGAAGGCGACGTCACCTTCGAAGCCCTCTACGCGGCGCAGGGATTCGACGATGCGCGTGCGCGGACGGTCGAGTCGGTACTGCGCGCGGTGATGATCGCCGAAGAGCGCGTGATCCTTAACGGCAATGCCTCGCTCGCGCTGGGCACACCGGCGGCTCCGGTAGCCACTCTCGCATCGGGCGGATCGATCACCGTCCAGGCTGGAAACCTGGTGTACGTTGTGGCGCTTACGCCGGAAGGATTCCTGAACGCGAACATCGCCAACGGAGTTCCCAGATCGGTATCGCGTACCAACATCGATGGAACCACAGACTCATATGGGGGTGGATCATCGAACGTCTCCGCGGCCTCGAATGCCATCACAACCACTTCGGGGAATCAGACTATTAGTGCCACAGTGGCGGCGGTTCCGGGGGCTGCAGGATACGCCTGGTATCTTGGCACTTCGGCGGCGAACGCTGCTCTGGCACAGATCACATCGGCGAACAAAGTTACGCTCGTGGCCAATGGCGCAGGCACGCAGACTGCCAGCCAGATC